CCACCAGTAGTTTTTGGTTTACCATCAGGACCAGTTATCTCAATCCCACCACCAAATACATTACCATTACTATCTATTACTTGCATATCTATTGAGCATAATCTGTACCGTAAACATAGTATGATGTTCCTACTATATCACTATATACAATTAATTGATCTCCTGGGTTTAGGGCATATATGGTATTATCAGTAACTGAATCCCCAGCAGATAGATTAAATTCATATATTGTTTCAGTAGATGCTGTTAAAGCATCATATCTAGTTAAGGTAAGTATGTAAGCTGCTGGATTATAAAACTTTAATAATGTTATTTTAGTAGATAAGGGTCCGGCTATACCAGTATATATTACTGTACCTAAAACACTTACTTGACCCTGATTTATAATTTCTGCCATAAACTAATATACAAAAAAATCCCCAGCTTTGCAACTGGGGATTATAGCCTGAAGTAAACCATTGGAAAGAAGAGAACAGGCTAAAGTAGTAGGCCAATGGTAAATGCAAAAAACAACATAAAGAATACACAGACTATTGCCAGTTTAATACTATCTTCATCTGATACATATTCTTTTTTGAGTTTGTCATATGCAGGTTTATACATCACATGTGCAACCATCCATAATATTGCTATTGCAGATAATAACATTATGATAGATAAAACCTTCATTACTTCATATTTAATAGCTTCTCAACAATTAATTGAGCAGCTGTAATTTGGCCAATTGCTTGATCAAATAATAAACTCTTTACTGGAGATTTAGATTGGTTATAATTTTCTTTTAACATCTCAGCTATCTTAGAAATTGATCTTCTTATTTCTAAAATTTCTTCTGTCTCTGTAAATTCTTCTTTATCTAAACCAACTAAGATATCTCCAAAAGAATAGATCTTAGTTTCTTTAAAAGCTACTTGCTCACTCATAATCTATCAATTCTTCTTTGTAAATATACTAAAGCTTTTTGTAAATCCTCTTTCTTACTAGAAGTTTTTTTACCCGCTCTTGCTAAATATTTTATAACATTCCCCAGATAGAAATCTTCATCTAAACCCCAAGCTTCTAATACATTAAATACTTCATAAGTATTCCCTGCACCACCATAATACTTAGGCCTATCAAGATTTATAATTCTATCTTTTAATGGTATCTCTTTAGATATTATTCTATCAAAAGGTGTACTCATTTTACTTTGATAGAGATCTTCTGATTCTTGTGTAAAGTTTACCATACAATTGCAATATCTCTTTCAGCAACCATTAACTTCATTCCATCCTCAAGCTCTACTGCTTCAGATGCTTGTAACCCGGTAATTCCCATGTACACTTTATCCCCCACCTTTACACTTGATACTTCATCCCCTACTGCATAAACTTCTAGTTTAGTCCATGTCTTTCTCATATCCATTTCAAGTGCAAGCTTGTCAGCTTCACTTAATTCAAATGGAGATTCTTTTACTTCTGGTTTATTTAATAAAACCCTTTTTCCTTTTAGTTGCATTGTATTGGTTTTTAATTTTTCAAATAATTCTCTAGCTTGCAAGTTGTCTTCTGCAAGAGTAGTAGCCTTTTCCCAAAGTACTTTTTCTTCTAGAGTCACAGACAAATATAAATAAAAAATTTATTTACCTTGTCCTCTATATAACTTTTTATAATTCTTGCTTGCTTTAAGTTTGCTAATTTTAGTTTTAGCATGTACTCCTGGACGGGATACTTTTACTGCAACTATTTTTTTTGGAGCTTCTTTTATTTTTGCCATGATATAAATAATTAAGTACTATATAATATACTCAATTATTCGTTATCATAAAACATTCTTTCTGAATCTTCTGTATGCCACTTATCAAATCCCTCACAGTTATAGTAATCTTTATTAACTAAGTAATCTGGTTTTTCAGGGAATGGTTTAGTTACAAAACTTGGTTCAGACCACTTGATTCTATTATTTGGTTGTAATGCTATCTGCCCATTATCTAATAAAATCACATGATGACTCTTGTGTTCTAGTGGGTCTTCAGCTAAAGATATGTCAGTATTAATATCTCCGCTACCCCAGTTTATTGTTGCATAGTAACTACCTGGGTAGAACTTGTGATCTTTCATATATACTTCTACAGGAGTATCATACAAATATGATAGATGTAACAAAGTAAAGTTATAAGAGAAACAATTCCATATCTGTAGAAAGTGAAATGGTAGATCTGGATCTGGTAACTCAGGCTTAGTCAGTAGGGCATGGCTTGGTAACTTGTCTCTAAGTACGCCATTCTCTAACAATACCTGGAACAATGCTGCTTGTCCTGGTAGACATCTTACAGATATAATTACCCCCGGGGTAAATTCTCCATGACCTTTTGTACCTTGGTACATGTACTCATTCCTAACAAATACCTTGAGAGGAAAGAAGTTGTGTTCTATGTATGCCATTATTTCTTAAAGAAGTTTTTCTTTGGTTGTTCCTTTGTACTGAATCCTAGCTTTTCAATTATCTTGTTTGCTTCATCTTCAGCAAAGGTAATAGCTTCTTCTTCTTTATCCTTGATATTCCAGTTATTTAATAAAAGACTCATATGCATAGTTTCATGCATAACAGCTGTGGCTTTCTCTGTAAGAGAGTATTTCTTAAATGTCCCTAGATTAATAAATAGAAATGGTTTGTATGGGGCTTTTGCTGTTAGCTTTTTATCAGCGGGATCATAGTTAGTAAAACCATAAATATAAACCCCATTGCCAACAGTCTTATCTACTTCTTCTGCCTTGGCATCTTTACGGTTTAACCCGTGCATTTCTGTAACGTCATAGTAATCAAATATCTCAGTAGCATTATTACCAGCTATTAAGATATATTTACCCATATCATACTCTTTCATAACACTAGTTTTAGATATCTGTAGATTCTAGCAAAGTATAAGAAAACTTATTGCCATGTATCTTAGCTGCCCTTTTACATATGGACATAAACTCATTAAAGTCTTTTACTCTTTTAAACACTTGACATCCCTCACTCCAATTCTCTACCCATGTGCTGTCAGTACCTGCTTTGTGAATATTAATTCCAAATATGCCGGTATCTTTTACCTTTTCATCAAACACTAAATCTTTATTAGCATCTCTCCATACAGTAACATTACCTAGTCTCTGGCATAATGCATCATATTTGCCCTGGTGTTTATCAACCATCCATGTTGATCTATACTGCCCAGGTACTAGTCTTGCTACACCCTTGGCATTGTGGAATTGTTGTACTCCCTTTTTGCCCGGGTCAGTAGTTGCATTCCAGCAGAAAAAGTTCCAGTTACCTAAGCTATCCTTAAATGTAATGGTAATACAATCATCAAATACATTGGTTACTTTTCTATAAACTGCTGGAGAATTATTGCGGACACCCACAACATTAACATCATACCCTTTATTAGCAGCATCTTCAAACCACTTATAACCTTTAGCTTTTACAGCACGTTCTATTTGCTCTCTAGTATAACACATATCCTTTTACTTTAATATACAAATTATTTCCGGATACTAGTCTTACTATAAGCATCACACTTTTGAGTAGACTTACATCCCGTCATAAGATACCCTATAGCCAAACCTATGCATATACCAAATACACATAAGCAAAATACTTTCCATTTTTCCATACAACAAATATAATAAAATAACAAAGGCCCGGGCTTTCAACTCCAGACCTTTGTACCAGTATTAACCAAATAATATAGCATGACAAATATACAACTGTATTTTAATATTCCAAACCGGTGGTAAAAATATTTTGTTTTAGAGATTGTTAGGGACCCCTAGTAGCCAGACCCCCCCACCTGCCGCGCTTGGTGCTACCCCCTACTTCTTTCTACTAGGCATGTTGAATTGTAGAATAATTTGTAAATATTTTGTAGCAGAAAGTTTCTGGTACTTCTTTCTACAGATGTTGAATCATTAAAATTTTTATCATGAAAAAGTTACTTGTTACTGTTATGTTCTTTGCTGTTTTGTTTGGTGTACCAATGATGTTTTATTGGGTAGTGTTCTATATATTATATATGGGCTTTGCGGTAGATATTGTTATTAGCTTCTTGATATCTCTTATGGGTAGTGTGACCATGTTTCTTGGACTTGTTAAGGTTGCTGAGAAGTTAGTTAATAAGGGTTTGGATATATACATTATTGATATGAGAAGATAAGGGCTTTGCCCTTTCTTCTTGTACTTCTTCTTACTTGTTTAGAATATAACAAGGAATGTTTCCTGGGGGAGCAAGGCCAGCCGTGGCTACTGCTTAATATACCTACGAGAGGAAGTCCTACGGAAACACTTGTTATATTTTTTTTATACTTCTTCTTACTTGTGTTAAACTATTAAAATTATTTATTATGAAAGATTTTGTTAACTATTTGATTGCTGTTGTATCTATGGGTTGTATAACAGGTTTACTTGTTTCTATGGGATCTCAGATCTTATTAGCTATGGGAATTATGTCTTTATTTTGGGCAGGTATGTTTGCGCCAATGTTAAGGGGATAATTCCCCTTTTATACTTCTTT